GCCTCTCCAGCGTTAAGAACGAAAGTATCGGTCTGCTTTGTCCCCGCTACTTTACTTACTTCTCCGAGTCCATCAATCTGACTCAAAACATCAAACTTAATTTGGAAAAGCTTTGCTGAAAATTTTGCTTCAGTAATTCTTGTCCTAGGAGCCTGTTCACGATTACTCCACTTTAGTTTTTTAATCTTTCTTGTTACTACAAGCTTTGCGTCATTGAGAGCTCCGAGATTGATATATCCATCTCCAAAATCTGCAAAAAAATCTACAGATCCCATTCTCACTGACTGATCATCATAACGAACTTCTGGTTTTCCCATGGTATTTACTATAAAGGTTAAAAGTTTTCATCTACTAACTTAAATCTTAGTGTTGCATGAACTCCATGCATTCTTTTTTCACTATAATAGGATTGGTCAAGACTCATTAAGCTGCAATGTCTAATAGGAGGAATTTTTAGACCACTAAAGTGCTTAATAACCTCATCAATCAAAGCCTCTGCTTTCCACAATTGCTCAGACCAAGCAGAAATCTGATATATTCCAATCCTTGCGATTCCCTTGCGATGCTCTGCAATTCTAGTGTAGATGAGTGCGGGATCTCATTTCCCTTCCTCTGCTACAACAGGTTTGATCTGCTTTGCTTGGGTTGCAATGCTTGGAGTTCCAGACAGTTGCTGGTAGATGAAAGTATTGATGTTAATCATCACTTTAAGTTACAAATAAAGAAGTGTTCAATCTCAAGGTCAATTCACATTATGCTTAATCTTTTTGATAAGTTTTCTTTATTTTTTCTAATCTTTCCATCTGTTCCTTGCTCCACCCCTGCTTAATTTTAAGTACTGAAAAAAATTCGCTCTTTGCTTTTGGTACAGCTGGAGTTTTATCTTTGCTTACAATAGAGATTTTATCTACAATCAAATTGATCAAGTTTTTCATGCTATTTTTCAAAAAAGAGTAAAGTCTGACTAGGTATATTGTCCCTTTCATTCTATGGAGATTCAAATAAAGTCCCCCTCTTGGATTTTTTCAAAATTATCTTCATCAAACTGAATTCCTATAATCCAAGTTCACTGAGGTATCACACCTCCATTCCATTCCATATCTACAAGCGTCAGATAGCTTTCTACAAAGTGAGCGGTTTCAATATCTGTTTTTTCTTCGTGATCAATATTCACTGCTTTCTCTTGGAGATTTTTCATAAATTCATATGCTGCTTTCTTAATTTCTTCAGCTGAGATTTTATCCCCATTGAGATCTACTTCATCAGGGACAAGAGCAATAAAGAGAGCAGTATTCTGACTTTCTATCTTTTTTATATTCCTAAACTCCATTTTTTCAGCCAAAAAAATAAAACACCTCCTTATAGTTCAGGAGGTGTTCAATCTCAAGGTCAAATTATTCTTGAAGGAATTCTTCTTGATGATCAAGAGCTTCTTGAATAAACAATTCTTCGTCTCGGTTGGGGTCTTCTTCTCCAATATACTCAGGGCGATAAGACCACATACTTGGAGAAACTTCATCTTCAACCTCTTCTTCAGTTCTCATATCCTTCATAATAATTGCTCTTCAGCGAGCATTGAGAAGTGTTTCCATTCTTGCCTCTTCTCCTCGTTTTCTAAAAATCGCACAGCCAAGTCCGCTCGTGTCTACTTGATACTTCTTTTTGTATCGTCGCTGGAGGACTCCATTTGCTAATACTTGAGTCATTCGTATAAGTCAGAATAAAATTGTTTGATTGCTTTAAGGGTTTGAGGGAAATACTCCTCAAAGACTTTATTCTTGGTATGGGCTATCACATTCATATTGGCTACTGCCTCTTTCTCTCCATGCTTCTCTAGATAACTCTTTTCGTGGGTTTCATAGTTCATTTCTCCTTTTTTTATTCAATCTATCATATCTAAAACTACCAAAGAGTCAAGCTCAAGTCTTTGTGAAAGTTCAATAGTTGTTTGCGCCTTTCCTGCAATGCCTATTGTCTGCTCATATCGGTAATAGTGGGCGTATTCCTTTACTTTTCCTTGATATGCAGTTTTGATCCGCTCAAAACTTTGCCCGTTCCATTTTTTTATCACTTCTATTTGATCATCAATTTCCTTGAGCATAATCCCTTGGATTTCTTCTCGTCTTTTTTGCATGGTAGGGCTTTGTATGATAGCTTTGTAATGTAGCCAGTGTCCAGCCTCGTGGAGCTCATCTATTTTCTGATTCAGACTTCCTTTCTCTCGCCCAAGGGTGAGGGTGTTTTTGGCTGGATTGAATGAGCTAAAGTCATTTCCACTTAGTTGATATTTTGGCAGCTCTCCAGCCTTCCAAAAATTTGGAGGCAAAACATTATTAGAAAGCTGGTCATAATTCTCAGGAAGTCCGTTCCATGCTCGATATTTGCTATAATCCAGAATCCCATCAGGAAGCTCTCACGGCTTAAATGGACGAACTCTAAGCTTACATCTGCAGTTCACATGCCCAAGCGGACAAAAATGCCCAGAAAAAAAATCTTGATTAAAAGGAATCCAATCTTGTTTTTGGTTATCCATACAGATATCACTCACTTTCTCATCATTACTGGTTTGTCGATATTTTCGTCCCTCAATTCCTGTTCTCTTCATGAGTTCTTGGTGTTGCTTCACAGTTCCTTGAATATAGGCTGTTCCTACTTCATTATTGGCAATCATGTTGGCCCTATACTTGGAAAAAGCAAAAGAAGTCTGAAGCTTTTCTAGGAGTTCTTTTTTACTGAGTTGGTTATTGAAAGCCTGATTGAGGAGTCCATTGATCTCTTTTTTTGTGGTCTCATTGATTCCACTGATCATCTCTCCTGCATGTTGAGCAGCTCGATCTTTTGCGTGCTGATTATCTACCGCAAAGCTCAACCCAAAAGCACCTCACACCTTGTCTTGTTGGATCATTCCGATACTGTATGCTTTACTAAGTGTAGTTTCTGCTTTGAGCGTATATTTTGCAAATTCTTCTTCCCCAAGCTGGAAAATTTCCTCTTGTGAAAGTTTGGTTATCTTAAATTCAGGAAGCTCTTCTACATAATTCCAAGTCCTTTTGTATTGTAGTTCTCGTAATTCCTCAAAAACTTCTCTGAGCTCACTATGAGGCACGAGAAGTTCTTCTCCTCCAAGGTCATAGACTTGGAATTTAGTTTCTTCTTCCATTTTGACCTTGAGGACTTTTTCCGTTGTGATTTTTAATATGCTATTGAGCTTCATAGTCGCTTTTGATAGAGGCTGAAAGTTTATTGATTTTTTCAATATCATCTTGTCCAAGGGTAAAATTTGCCCCTCCGACTCCTGTTGCTATTTCATCTCCTCCTATTGGAAGTTCATCATAGTTCATAAATTTTCTGATCTCATTTTTTGTAAAGCAACCAGTTGCAGTCAGAATTTTTACCGTTTCAGCGTCAGTTTTCCGCTCTTTAGTATCCACTTTTTTGAGTTGGATTTCTTCTACTTTGCTTGCATATCTTTTATCGTCTCCAAAAAGCTTATGGATTGACTCCAAAATTAGCTCTTGTAAAGGGAATACTGTATTTTTATAGAATGCAGAGAGTGCAGTGGTCGAACTTGCTTTATTGCTATCGGTAGTGTCCAATAGATCATAAGGAATTTGGAATCTCATAGCAATTGACTTCTGGAGATATTGCCTATAATTTAGGAAAGCTTCCGTATTGATTTCATCAGAGAGATTCGTTACTGATATTTTTCAAGGAAAAATCATTGTTGAGTGTGCGTTTTCCACTCCTTTTGCTTCTTGCATAAATCGTTCCTTGAGAGCTTCTAGGTCTTCTTCTGCGGTCATTCCGCTTTCATCATTCAGAATTTTTTGTTGAATGAGTCCATTATCAAAATACCCCGTATAGTATTGGTCAATCTGCTTAAGGATAAGAACTTGCATCAATACAGGATAAAAAAGACTCTTTCCCCATCTTATATCGTCACTTTCCTCTAGCTTAATATGTAAAATTTCCGTTAGATTTGGATTAAACCCACAGCTTTTTTCTTGAGTATTATATCTAAGTTCCCAAGCTCAAGCTCCACTTGTAGCGTGAATTGTAACCTTTTCCGCCCATTGATCAAAAGGGGTGAAAGCATTGAAAAAGCTCTTTTCAGTCCCGTTTTCTTGCACAAATCCACCCCCTTTGATCTGTTTAATGCTTTTAGCTGCTACGGGGTAGATAGCTTGGATTTCTCCCTTTTTATTCCTTGAGATTTCCAAAAAAGCATTTCCGTATTTAGCGAGAGATTTGGCGAGGAATCCAATTTTTACCATTTTTACAGCTTCTTTAAGAACTGGATCCTCAATATCTCGTCCACTATTGATTCCGAGGGTGATTTTATCTACGATCCCAGCAACGATATAACTTCAGTCATAGACCTTGTCATATACGGAGAAATCCTGAGAATAGCTCGTATACCAATCATTCTCTTTCACTTGGTTAGAAATCCCTTTTTGGATTTTTTTGATAAGAGTTCTATTTGCTCCAGGAGCTGGAGACTTAATTTTTAATACCTTCATTTGTGCAGAAAAAAATAAAAGTCAGATTTTCGTCTTAATGTTCCTCTTTCAATTGTTCATTCTCAAGGACAAGTTCATGATAGAGTTTTTCAAAAAACTCTATATCTAACCCTTGCTTATTCCCTCCGCTTTCTATTCTTCTAAGCGTTCTTTCACTTACGCCCATTTTATCAGCGAACTCCTTGAAATTCATCCCAAAAATAGAAATCCTAATCAATTTTACTGCTTGTCCTGGTAAGTATTCAGATTTCTCGTGCCGTTTTTGTAGGGTTTCGATGTAATAGCTATCTATTGCCAGTCAAAAAAAACGGTAAAGATGGTCTAAGGTTTCTTTTTGTACTCTTCACCCTCTGAGGAGTGAATAAAAAGTATTTCTCGCAATCTTTGTCTCCTTGCTAAGTTGGGAGAGACTTTTCTTTCTGATGTATCTCTTAATTTCATTGATCAGCATTTTAATCTTTTAGTATAAAAGTTAAAACCGCTTTGCGGACTTTTTATTTCTTTTTTATAAATAAAATCCTATTTCTCTTTTTTTCAAACTCAAAGTACTCTCTCATCATGAAGGTATCAGCAAGATCAGGAGACATTCCAGAGAGAAGGTTTTTTTGTTCTTCCTTCCCGTTTATCTGTTTTTTTCAGTCTTTATCCGCATTTTTTCTCTTGATTGCTCTAAGCTGCTTTTTGAGGAGGTCTTTGATTTTGTATGTTTTCCCTCCTACAACGACATAATCTCTCCTGACTCCATCTACTTGCACATTATCGAGTGAAATTGAGACCTTCCCCTCATTGGTCCTGTAGGCAGTGCGGTAATAGCACTGCGTCTTGAGGTTTGCATAGTTCTCTTTAATCTTTGTATTTGGGTCTTCTAATACTGAAGCTCAGCCTGAAAATCAGATATACCCTCCCATATCTACCAGCCCTCCACCAATTCAGTCTTGATCTACAAGCACTCTTGATTTTTGAACTTTATATTCTGCTCTAAGTTGCTCTATGCTCTCGTGAAGTGTAGTCATTGCTGACTTAGTTCGGATACGGATTGCAGAACATTGCCATCCCTTTCGGAGGAATATCACGGCTAAATCCCTTCCAAATCTAGCCACATCGCAAGTGATATAGTAGTCTTGAGATTCCTCTACATAATTGGAAAATAAATCTTCCAATGCATGATGCTCATAAATACAACTATTATCAATGGAGATGTTCCAGTTTCCATCAAGAAGTTTACTCTTTTCTTCCTCGTCCTGAGCGAGGAGGTTGGCGAGATAGGCAGGATCTTTTTCCAAAAGTGCTTCGTTCTCATAAATATCTCCCTCAATGAAAGTGAACGACTTAACAAGATCCTCAATTTCTCCTTTAGCTAACACCTCAGGGCTAAAAATATGAGGGCATTTTTTTACTACTTCTTCCCTCGTGTCTCCTCGGACTATATTGCTATTATCTACTGTAAAATATCTAATCACACCGTCCCTTTCCTTGATGATATAGCCAGTCTCAGGATCTACTCGCCATTCGATAAGCTCCTTAACCCAACTATCAGGGTCAGGATTGCAAGTCGCTCTGATATACGGTCTTACTCCACAAGTTGAACGATTTCTTGAGAGAAGGTAAAAAAACTGCTTCTTTGTAAAGTGTGTCAATTCATCAAATCCAATGAACGGCACATTGGTTCCTTGTCGCTTGAAGATGTCTTTCTCCTGCTCCAAGTGGGTAAATTTGATTTTGTTTCCATTTCCAAACTCTCGAGAAAGATCATGTCTCTTTGGATCGCCTCATGCAAAAGGATAAAAACTCATTGCTGTATCTCGGAGACCTCATTCATTAGTGATCTGCGGAGTTTCCCTACGGAAAATTACCCCTCCAAATCAAGGGACGGTTGTGAGATATCTGAGTGGATCCATCAATATTGCAAAAGTCTTTCCAGCTCCAGCCTTTCCCCCTCCTACAACAATATCTGCAGGACAGGAGAGAAATTTCATCTGGAATCATTCCTGAGGTCTGATTGCTATTTTTTCGGTCATCTTCAGTTATCAGGAATAAAAATCTGAACTGGGTTCTCTGCATCTCCTTTGAGTGTGGTTTCTTGCTTATCCTTAAAATCAGGATCAGTCCTCTTGAGATATTCAATCGCAGCCCTTCGGTCGCCTTTTATTCCTGCGTGGATAAGTGTCTTTTTGCATCAGATTTTTGGGAAGACTTTTGCTGCATTTATTCTACTGATAAAATCTTCCTGCATTTCCTGAGTAAAATTGTCAGAAAACTTCCTCTCAGGGTTAATCCAATCGTAATAAGTCTCCCTGCTAATTCCTGCATAAGCACAGGCATCAGTATCACTTCAAGCACAACGAAAAGCCTCCTCGAGTTTTCTGACAACCTCCTCTGTGAATTTGCTTGGACGCCCTCATTTATTTTTCTCCTCAGTTTCCTTGTTTTTTATTGCTTTTTGACTGGTTTTACTTGTGGAGGTCAGGTTTTTTGTCTGCTTCGCCATGATCTTCAGGTTTTTTTGATAAAAATTCTATTGGGATACATTCAGAGAAACAGCCTCCAATAATAACCCAAAAATGAATAGCTCAATATATAATATCTATATCAAAAATTTCTACTTCCTTTCCTTTGTGGATTCAGTCTATAACAAGCACAATCTCTCATTTTTTGAACGGGATTGTCGCTATGGGATTGTCGCTATGGGATTGTTTGGTCTGTTGCATAGCAATCATAGTAAAAGATTAAAAAATCTGATTTAGATCGAGGTCATCTCTATTGATACAGGTTATCTCTCTTTTTGTGATCCTCTTATACCTCTTCAGGATTACCTCTACATACTTTGGATCTAGCTCAATGTTGAGACTCAGTCTTCCTGCTTTTTCTGATGCGATGAGCGTTGTTCCGCTACCAGCAAATGGTTCTAGGACAAGTTCTCATTCTCTACTCGAATTGAGAATTGCACGCTCTACTAGCTCTACTGGCTTTTGCGTAGGGTGTTCGTAATCCTGGACTGGATGGCGTTTTTGAGTTCGGATAGTAGTTAAGCCCTCCTTTTCAGCTTCCTTAACCTTCTTGATGCATTCTTCCACTTCCATACCTTGCATCTGCGCACCGGCAACAGTGCGATGTCCACCTCCTCCCAGCTTTTCCATAAGTACCTGTACATTCATTTCGTCAATAGAACGGGCAGAGATAAATACGGTATCTTCCACCTTGGTCATAACCACGCTCGCTTTAATGCCTCGAATATTCAAAAGCTCATTAGCAGCCTTGGCACAAAGCACGGTAGGACTGTCTTCTCCCTTCTTTCCCAAGGTGCTGATTGCATAGAAGTCCCTATAAATGTCTGCTCTGCCGATTGCATCCGCTTTAGCCTGATAGTCGCTGAAATCCTCCCGGAAGACCTTCCGGATTCGAGTAATATCCGCACCGCAGCGTCTTAAGTATGCCGCGACTTCAAAGGTTCGTACACCGGTCTGGTTCGTAAACTCTCTGGTATCAATCACAACTCCGCCGTACATACAATCCGCTTCCAGCGGTCTTGCCTTCACTCCGTCCTGAATGTACTGCATCATCTCGGCGATGAGCTCCGAAGCGGAGGATGCATAAGGTTCACAATAGCTTAAAACTGCCCCTTGAATCGTTTCCGAGCTTTGTCTGTGATGGTCGAATACAACCTTGGTCTTCACCATGTTGAGAAGTTCCGGCTCATCTATGATAGAGGGTCTGTCACAGTCCACTACAACCAGCATGGTCGTGCTGTCCACCAGTCCCTTCGCCGTTTCTCCGTCAATAAACATATCTTCCGGATAGTCGGAATTATTTAAAAAGCGCTCCTTTAGAGGCAGGATAGTCGAGGTGACATTGTTCTGCACGATATAGGCTCTCTTATCCATGGCCGTAACCATACGATATACACCAACGGAGGATCCCAGACAGTCCATATCCGCATTGCGGTGTCCCATGATGAGAACCCTGTCCTTCGACTCAATGAGCTCCTGAAAGGCTTGTGCCTTTACTCGCGCTTTTACACGGGTTACTCTCTCCGTGCTCTGGCTCT